GGCTTCCTGGATGCGCAGGCGGTAGGCGTCGTCGCCCTCCAGCACCTCGGCCACCGGTGGCGAGGCATCTAGATCAGCCTCGACCAGCACCAGGCGCTTGACGTTGGTGTTGGCGCCGATCTGGTCGAGGTCCGCGCCGATGGCGAATGGCAACATGACGGCCTTGGCGGCATCGTTGACACGGTTGCGCAGCAACAGCTCTTGATAGGCGTTCTCCTGCAGCAGCTTGGTGGCCGGCTCGGATTCCAGGGACAGCACATTGCCGGCGGCCTCGCGTTCGTCTTCCGGCAATAGCGCCAGGACAGCAGCCTTGCGATTGGCGAAGATGGTTTCGAAGTCCAGGGTTTCCAGCACTTGCGGCGCCGGCAGCAGGGACAGGTCGATGGGCGAACTCATTGCGCGGCCCCCTGGCGGACCTGCACGGAGAATTCGACGGCCGCGCCGTTCGTGACGCCCTGCAGGACGATAGAGACGGCGCCGCTTGCGTCACGGTTGAGATTGACCGACGACAGCGAGATGCGCGGCTCCCACAGGGCCAGGCGATAGGCGACGGCGGCATAGATGCGCATGACGGTCACACCGTTCAGCGGCTGGTCGATCAGCTCGGGGATTTCCGAGCCGTAGCCACGGCGGTAGAGGCGGGTTCCTAGCGGCGTCATCAGGATGTCGCGCACGGATTGCCGGATATGATCCAGCAGCGACATGCTGCGGCCGGTGGAGGCGTTCATGGCGATCATGGCAGCGGCACCCCCGACTTCTCGTCGCCGCGCTTGACTTCGCCGTGCGGGTGATTGCGTAGGCTGATATTGCCAGCCTTCACGTCACCGGTGGCCGTTACATCCCCCTCAATGACCATCGCCGCGCCACCGTCACCGCCCTGGACCTTGGCGCCATTGTTCAAGGCGCTGAAACCCTCCACCACCAGATTTCCCTTGATGGTCACGTCGCCGGTGCAGGTGGTTTGCGGTGCATCGGCGGTCACTTCATCAGCCTTGACCAGTGCCGAGCTGCCAGCCGGCAGGATGGCCGACAGCGAGTGCTTACCGAAATCGTAGAGCACCACGGCACCGTCAGGGTAGTGGATGGAGCGGATCTTGAGGGAGGTTTGCGGGGCGGGCGACTCGGCCGAGAACAGGCCGGCCAGTACCTTACCCTGCGTCAGATCGCCATTAGGCGAAAAGACGATGACCTGCTCGCCGATGGACGGCGGGCACCAGTCGATGACATCACCGGCACGCAGCGCGATCCACTGCAGCCAGGTGGTGAGCAAGGAGGGGGATAAGCGCACGCGCACCTTGTCCGCATTGATCTCGGCAATCTTGCCGGTGCGGATCAAATTCGGGATGGTGCGAACGAGTTCTGAGAGGTCGGGCGTCATGCAACCCATGTTGCCGGATCGCGCGCGGGAAGGCACTTAGCGGCGGGTTGATATCCCTTTTACTGGCTCTTAGACAAATGGTTAGTTTCCATTTGCGATGAGGTATTCACGGAAATGCGAGGACTGCCGGGCCTGATCTTCGTCATCGGCCCTCACTTCTTGTCGTCATTGGTGGCTTCAGTAAGGTCGGAATATTCCGCAAGGTAGATTTCTACCTGAATGCTCATCAGTTTCATTTCTGTCAGCAGTGAGCGCAGCGCGCTCATGTGCTCCCGGCATAGTTGTCGCTCTGCTGGAACACCTATATCAAGATTGGCTGCTGTGGAGAGAAGAAAACCACAATCCCCATGTAGGCGTGCCAATTCTGCTATATGGCCTGCGGATTTTTTCTTCTGTTCCACCATGACTCCCCATATTTAGGATTGGCTAGCATGAAATATCGTGATGACAATTTCAAGCTCAGCAGTCTTGAAATGTGAGATTTTATTAGGTGAGATGCCCTAAGGGCGTCCGCGGGATCGTGTCTCTATTTGTGGCAACGTGCTCCAAAAGCGGGTGAGCCGCGTATGTATGGACTGGGCCATGTGGCGCCATTTTTCCCTTCAGACCTCCACGATGGACACCTGCAATGTACGTCGCCTTAGCAAAGTAACCGGAAGATTCTTGGCCAGAAACTCACTGGGAGGAATTACTTCGCGTCCCAACGGAGAGAAGTTGCGTCAATAGTCATGAATCCTTTTCGCCATTGGACGAAAGTGTTCTGCTTTCCTTATTGATACGGTCTGCTCGTGGGGGACGCGTTGATTTTTGCAACGTGTTATCCCATCGTCGGCGTCTTTGACTGATTGAAGCCAGACCGAATAAGAAAATCCCCAGTCCTATAACAGCGCAGAGAATAATTAAATAGTTTCGCCAGAAAGACATGACGCTGTCCTAGAGCCAATTGAATGAAAGAGCCCGCGAATTTTACTTCGGGACCTGCAACGGCGCTTGAATAGCACGCATGTCTATGGTTCCCATATGTTGTATTAGGCTCTCGCGCAGGAGCATTACATCGGCGCGAGTGAACCCTAGCAGTTGCCGATTAGCGTCCGCGTTCGCCTGCAGATCGGTATTCGTGCGCATCTTGCTGAACATAGTCGCCTTTATGGCGTGCGATGCGAGGTGATGTGCGTTCTTCTCTCGATGTCTGGCGCGCCGGATTATCCGTGTAGGTTCTCGCTCCAGAACTCTGTAGCGCCTGGCGGCAACTCAGCCAGGAAGGCAAAGAACCGCTCCTGATCGACGCGCTTGAGCAGAGCGCTGGCCACCACAGCGATAGCGGTATCTGGAGAAAAGTTGTGGCGCCTACGCAGCGCGCGAACTTCCTCAGTCATGCTAGCTCTGCTGCCGAAGGTGGACATCGGTTCGGACAGGTCCCAATGCTGGATAAGTACAGAACGCAGGCATACCGGAAGCAGCTCGGCAAAAGAAATCGTCTGCTGCGGCGTCAGGCGTCGTCGGAATGCGTGCAGGACGCCCTCTACCATTGTGTAGGTAACGTGCGTACTCCACAGGTCGGCGCCGTTCCGTACCTCGACTAGAAAGTCGTAGAAGATTTCGGATGCACGACTGTATTCGACTGGCACTGGCATGGTTGCTTCATTCTCCAGGGATTTGGCTTCCGACGAGTGGACGAGGCGGATAGGACAATAGAAATGTTAGCAACGGATAGACTCGCGTGCATGGGACGAAGGAAAAAACTTGTAAAACCGCCGATGTAGCGGGTACCGCGGCTGGCTTTCACTGGCCACCGGCAAGATGACGCAGGAGGCTTTCGCGCAACAACGTTTCATCGGCGCGATTGAACCCTAGCAGTTGCCGGGCTGGGTACTTATAGCTCGGCCCGCGTGGCGCCACCTTGTCCTGCAGACCTTCATGATGCACGCGTGCGACACGCGCCACCTTCCCAAAGAATCCGACCGACGCCTGGCTGGCATCGGCCTGCACGCGCAGATAGGTATTCGTGCGCATCTTGCTGAACATGGCCGCCTTCTGGCGCTTGATCCGTCCGGCCTTGCCGCGCAGTTCCTTGCGATTCTTGCGCGTCGTATAAGGCGTGCCGTCTGGTGCTACCTGCTGGGCGATCAGCCTGGCGTGTTCGCGCCGCAAGTCGTTGGCCACCTGGCGCACAAGCTGGCGCCGCTGCGCAGGCTGTACCTTGGCGATCAAGGCGCCGGCCCACTCTTCCAGGCGTTGCAGATCGTCGCTCATGGCAATGCTGGCACGTCCCACTCTGCCAGCAGGCTATCGCCCTGGTAGAGCTTCCAGAAGTCATCGACGAATGGCGGGGTGACGTGGGGCTCGGCCGCGTGGTGGATCTCCAGCCGGCCGCCGTCCTGCCGTTTCACGATGGTGCGCTCGGTGAGCGACAGCTTGATGGACAAGTCCAGGGACTCCGCACTGTTCATGTCCACCTCGAAGCGCACGGCCTTCTTGGCGTTCTCAGGATTGGCGAAGGCCTCGCGCTGGTGAACCCGCATCCAGGCCAGCAGAGGCACGAACACCAAATCGAGATCCAGGCCGATGTCGGTCAAGATCAGGTTCAGCACATAGTCATACTCGAAGGACAGGCCGGCCGTTCCGGTGGCCCGCGACCCGCCCTCATCGATGAAGATATGCAGCTTGTCGGGATTCTGCGCCAGGTCCTTAATGGCCTTGCGTAGGTAGTCCCGTAGGTTCTTGGGCTTGTACATTCAGCTTCTCGCGCAAGGCGTTGTAGGCATCAATCAGGGCATTGGCTTGTCGGATGGCGTCATCGCCTTCACTGGCGATGTCGTCAAGAAACTCTGCTGCCGCTGGCGTAAGTTCGGCTCGTGCTTCTTGGCCAGGTCCGCCGGCAGCGGTGGAATCTGCGCAACCGGGTCCGGCGTACACTGCAGCGATGACGGGGACTGACAGCCGGATAGCGCCACTGCGCACGCCAGCAATGTAAAGGTCTTTCTCATGGCGGGCGGTATCCCTTTCAGTGGTGAGTTTGTCGGTGATGGCCTGGATGGAATCGCGGGCATTGCGCTCGGCCTGCAGGACCTGCTTCGTGCGTTCGTCCCGGGCGTCCGCCGCCGCCTGATTGGCCACTGCAATGCCGGCCTTCAGGTGGTCGATATCGGCATCCTTGCGCCAGCCCTGCACGATCCAGGCGATAGCAAAAGCTACCGCCAGTAGGCCGGTGCCAAGTGCAGCACGCAGGCGGGCGCGCCACGCGTCCGTGAGTGTCATGCCAACACCCCGCCAGCTTCCACGAAGGCCAGGTGCAGCTCTTCGCTGGTCTTCAGCGTGGGCAGCACGATGGCCTCGCCGCCTTCTCGGATAAAGGCCTGTTCGAGATCCACATAGCGGTGTTCGAACTGGCCATAACCAGCGCCTGGCAAGGATGCCCAGATGTTTTTGCATTTGGCGATCGCGTCGGCCAGGCGGCCGGCGTCGATATCCGGCAAGGCCCGGCATTCCTTGATCTGCTGCAGGGCGATGGCGTCTTGCACTACCGGGGCGAAACCCTTGAGCCTGAGCAGCGGCGCGTAGTAGTCGTAGTAACGCATCAGCAGTTGATAAGCGCCGGCGGCCGTGGACCACACCTTGTATTTCGGCAGGTAGACGCGCACGCGCGGATGGTCCGCGTAGCTGGTAAAGCGGGTGCGACCGACGATCTGGTCATAGCCGCGGTCGCGCGTGGTCGGTGAATTGGACGTGCCTTCAGAGAAGCGCACCATGCCCAGGAAGGCCATGCGGTTGTCGGTGGCGTTCACAGCGTTTCCTTCACGTCACGCGCCAGCTCGGCAATGTCCTTACCCTGGCGCCGCTGGAACCACAGGGCCACGGCCCGGGTGATCCACCAGGCCGGCGCTCCCACCATCAAATCGACCGGCTTCGGCCCGAGCACGGCGGCCACCGTCGGCACATGCTGCAGCAGCACCGAAAACGCCAGGTCGCCGAACATGATGGAGAACGCACCGGCGCAGGCCAGGCGCACCACGAATTCCTTTTCATTGAAGCTGCCATCGGCATTGCGCGGCGGCAGCACGATATACAGCAGCGCGGCGCCGGCCATGCCGAGGACGGCCTTGATGCCGTAGATTTTCAGGATGGCCGCGATACCGCCGGCGGATTCTGCTGCCATAACTTGGTTTCCCCTTGTCAGTGATCTGCTATTCATGTTGTTAATCCCACAGGCTGATGCTGTCTTGCGTGGTGCTGGGCGCTACCATCGCGGCGGGCAGCGCAACTACCGTTCCCGCCGGCAGCACGGCCCCCAATGCCGCCAGGGCAGGATTGAGCGCCAGCGCCTGCTCCACATAGCCACTACTTGCGCCAAGGTAGCGAAACACCAGGGCATCGAGCGTGTCGCCCTGTTGGCTGCGCACTTCCATCAGATCAGCTCCACGGTCGCATGCGTGCGCCCGAGAATGTCATTGATGGCCCAATGGCCGTTGCGGCGCTGCACGTCCGGTGCCGTGTCCATCCATTCCATGTTTTTCTTGTCCGTCAAGGCGCTGGCCGTGGTGTCGTAGTCCCGATAGCTCTCGAAGATGTCGGCCTTGGCGAAGCTGTAGACGGCGCGCCGGTAGAGCGCAACATACTGGCTTTCACCATCCACCTTCGGTGCCGGCACGGCTTCCAGCGTCAGGGTTCCGGCGGCCAGGTGGCTCGCCTGCCAATCGCGCAGCAGCCGATTGGCCGACAGAAT